AGCACATAGTCTAGCTAATCTTCTTTCTAATCTAATAACTTCTCCTGGAGGATTGTTATCTAATAGTTTTGTTTTTATTTCATTTATCAATGTGGTAACATCTTCATTAGGTTCACCAACTTGTAATATAGTATCTCCATCACTGGTTATACTTTTTAAACAGGTTCCAAGATACTCCGGTTGGATTAAATCCATATCGTCACCAAGATCTTCATTGATAACAGTTGCTCCTGTTAGTAAAGCTAAATCTGATAACATATCTTTTTTGCTAACGCCGTATGTTGGTGCATTGATAACATTAACCTTAATATTGCCTTTAACCTTATTCATTGCTAATGCCGCTATAACCGTTGGCTCAACGTCCGCAATAATAAGTAAAGACTTATTTGTTTTTATAATATATTCTAATACTGATTGTATCTGTCTAATATTTTCAACAGGTGATTCAATAATCAATACTTGTGGATTATCTAATTCAGCTGTCTTTTTTGTATGGTTTGTAATAAAATGAGAATTAACTAATCCTTTATCATATTGCACACCATCTAATATTTCAATTTCAGTTTCAGCCAGTGATGATGATTCCATCATAACAATACCAGTTTCATTAACTGCTCTAAAAGCATCTCCAATAATCTTCCCTAATGTAGGATCATTGTTTGTTGAGATCGTTGCAATTTGATCAATCATTGTTCCTGTAACTGGAACTGCAATAGATTCTAAATATTCAATTACTTTTTCAACAGTGGTTTCAATACCGTTTTTAAGTTCTCTTGAACTAATAGTGTCTTTAACTTCATAAGCCTCGGATAAAATAGCGTGGGCTAATACCGTTGCTGTAGTTGTTCCGTCGCCGGCTTCTTTAACTGTTTTCCTAGCTGCTTCTTTTAAAAGCCTTGCACCCATATTTTCAATAGGATCTAATAGTACAACACTATCCGCTACTGTAACACCATCTTTTGTAATTACAGGATTACCTGCTCCATCTTCTAACATTACACATTTACCACTTGCTCCAAGCGTTGAACTAACTGCTCGTGTTAATTTTGTAATACCTTCAAAAACCTTGTTCTTGGCATCGTCACCAAAACTAAGGTTCTTAACAATTGCGTCTGACATATTTATTTGATTTAATTTAATTTGATTATATTCCTATTATTACGCAGTATTAATATTTTTTAACTAAATACTCTAAGTACGTTTATTTTATTATGATATTTATAAACTACGAATCCAACCAGTATAACAAATAATAAAGCGGTTAGGTGCATAATATAGTTCGCTTTTTTAATTGTTTCTTTTTTCTTTACTATAGTTTCTGTTTTAACTGCTGTTTTTTGCGTTTTAGACGTGTTTAAATTAGTCTTTTTACTTTTTGAATGTATATTACTATTAGTTTGTTTTTTAATCGTTATAGTGACGTTTTTATACACTTTACCATCAACAATAAATTCAGCACAAGAATCAATTGGCTTAATAATTATGTCCTCTAAAATTGCTTCTTTTTTTACATAACTGCTGTCTACAACTTTTATTGACAATGTATCTTTTAAAATTGAAACACTGTCCGATTTGATAAATACTTTATCTGTAACAACTTTTCTTGAGGCGCACGATGATAACATAGTTATAAAAATAGCCGCTAATATAGCAGCTAGCCAAAATGCAATTACACCTTTATTTTTTTTAATCATTATATTATTGTTAAAGTTATTTCTTTTGCTAATTGCATTTTCTTAAATAATCTATTAAAAGCAATTCTTGAATTACCTATGAAATCTTTGCCTTTAGTTGTCCCAGTTAATATGCACCCTTCAGTATCATGGTTAGAATTACCTGGGTGAATACGCACACCCTCGAAATTAGGCACATTTAACAACAAAGGTAATAACTTTTTAAATCTATTTGATTTATTAATTATAACTTTGTATTTACCTTTTGGTATTGCCGTTTCGCTTTTAATTTTTACTTCTCTTTCTTTATCCTCCAAAGTAAAACATTCAAACTTCCCGTCAATATACAACTCTCCTATTGTTGAATTTTCTGTTCTATACAATCTTTTAACTTCTATTTTCATATTTATCTTTTTAATCTTTCAACTATATTTGTAATTCCTTCTATTCCTATATAAGCAGTAGCTATAATAACCCAATCTGAACTGGTTAGTGTTCCACCAAATAATCCTCCGCAAGCCACTATAAATACTAATAACTTGCGTGAAATCCATTTATTCAATATAATATCTATTTGTTCTTTACTCATGATTCAGCAGGTTATCCTAACACTTCTTCTAATCTATCGGCTTGTAAAAACCAATACCCATCTCCCTCTTGTATCTCTGTCCAAGTTAAACAGTCATCGCCACAGGGCAATCCAAAATAAGCATTAACTGTGTCTAATGCTGATTGTGCTTCTTCGTAGGTATTGTATCTATATTCTTCCATTTTTATATATTTGTTTATACTATTGAGTAATAATTCATTGCTTCTGCGGTTATTGCGGTTCTACTTAAAGCGTCTCCGTTATAGAATAACATTTCTTGTATAGTGCCATTAAAGGAAGTGTTTACATTAATAACAAAAAGAGAACCTATATTAATTACAGTACCAATAGCAACACTCGATATAGATACGGGACTACCTAAAGAGACATTGTTTTTCCATGCTTCTGCGGTTGTTGGTGTAGATAAACTACTATATATTTTATTGTTAGAATCAGTTGGTCCTAAGTTAATTCTATTTGCTCCTGCATAATAGAACTGATCATTACCAGATGTATCTGGCCTAGGAAATTTTGTTGAAGAAATATCTATTGGTGAAGCTAAATTTGCCCCAGTACTAGCGTTTGAATGGACTATAAACATAGAGAGACTATTCAAATCTATTGAAAGATTTTCCGCTGATCTAAGATAGCAAAACCCTCCAAAAAAACGTATGGCTATTTTATTGTTCTTAGTATTTACTGCATTGTTTTCAACTATTATTGGCTCTCTACCTGAAACAGAGTTACTAACTCCTAATGTATTCCCACTCCCAGCTTGGTCATACCATTTAGAAACATAACCAATAGATGTTGGACCAACAAAATTTAGTATATCTTGTTGAACTAACTCACCGCCAGCAATAAGGGGAAAATCTTGTACTAATCTACCAGTGCTTGATCCTTTTGCAACTTGTATTAAAGGTCCTGTATATCCTGGAACAACTCTTCTTAGCGAATAAGCATATTTCAATACATCTCCAGCGGGTGTTGTAAATTCAACTTGATTACCATAACCTATGCCAATAGAATTAGTTGCGTATGCTTTTACATAGTAGTTTGTACTAGGATATAAATAGTTCATATAACTTGTAAAAGAACCTAATCCTGCACCATCACTTGTTTTAGTAGGAAGGCTTATTGTTGGATTAATATTTTTACTCCAACAAATACCTCTAGATGTTATGTTGAAACCAAAATCATCAATTACTTTTCCTCCACTAGTAGCAGTACCATTAGGTTGGATATTAGTTACACCGTTTGTTGTCACATAAGCACTTTTCTGGATGCCATAGTAATCCATTATATTTGGTTCTATATTTATTCTCTCAGGCGTATCAACAAGTGATATTACTTCTGGAATATACCCATTCATATAAGCAGCAGAAGTAAAACCTATTTGTATTGTACTGTTATTACCTGTCATTGATGTTACACCTTCAGTTGGAGCAATAATATTTCCATTAGAGTATGCGTTTGCAACAGACATACCACATATTAACTCATATAATCTTGTTTGATTAGCAACATTACCATTCCCCGCAAATGAATTACTTGTTCTATAAGAGATATTGGAACCATTAGGTAAAAAGAATGCATTTACATTATTTGCACTACCTAGCTGTAATACAGCATTATTAGTAAGAGCAATTGAATTTCCTACAGCATAACTTGAAACCTTGTTCATAGGTACTGATATATCTGTAAGTGATAAAGATTGCGAAGCACTACTACTAAATCTAATAGCAGCTTTACCATCTATTTTTTCTAAATTCCCTTGGAATACTATTCTTGGTTGATTTCCAGTAATTGAACGCGTCACATTTTTATTATTTCCACTTTGATCATACCACGTAACAACAAATATGTCTTGATTAGTATTAACTCCGTCAGGGTTATCATAACCTTGGATTACTGACGCAGCAAATTCTCCTAAATTAGTTGCTAGTGTATCTGGTCCTGAAACATGACGAATATCATTGTCTAATCCTATTGTACTATATGAATTAAAGAATACATCAACT